CGGTGTGCAGCTGATCGCTGCCGGCCGGCACATAGGCGCCTTCGCGGAAGTCGTTGTTCTCGAGGGTAGCGATGGACTTCTCGTTTGTCGGGATCTGGTCGCGGGTGCCCAGCGGGAAGACGTCGTCCACATTCTTATAGCCGATGAGGGCCGACACAAACTGCCGCTCGACGTGCCGGCGGCCGGCCTCGTCCATCGCGCCACGCAACTGCATGAGCTTGCCCCACGTGGTCTCGCGGGCCTCGGGGCTGCCGCCGCCGATGGCGCGGTTGACCTCAACGACCAGCGCGTCCTCGAACTTGTCGAAGAGGATCTCGGGGACGTTGCGACGCAGGCAGCGCTCGCGGAACGCCTTGGCCTCTTTGGCCCCGGGCAACTTCCCTGACTTCTTGGACAATATCACGGCGCGGCGGAAAATCTCGCGGTGCAGGTTGGTCCACATCATGTACTCAAAGTTGGCGGCGTTGGCCTCGATGCGGAACTCCCGCCGGCGCTCGGAAATGACTTCCTCGGTCGAGCGGGTGCCGCGGGCGTTGACCTCCATCTGCTCCGGGTTCATCCGCGTCATGCCGACGTTGTTGGAGTAGACGCCGCGGACCGCCATGCGCAGTTCGAGCAACCGCTCGATGGGCGGCGCGAACGCGGAGTTGATGGCCTGGAGCCCTGGCGGAATCAACGTCGTAGGCCCGATGCGGACCACGGACATCTCGTCGGAGTCCCAGCCGGCATTCGCCTGCAGGACGAGCCCGCCGGACATCATGCCCCCGTCGAGCGCGGTGTTGAGCATGCGGTTGGAAATCTCGCAGTACGGCGCCAGGTCGTGGCCCAGGCCGTCGACAGATCCAATCGTCCCCTCAGAATAGTTGAACGGGTTGAGCCAGATCGCCTGGCTCATCTTCTCGAACTGCTCGAGCTTCTTGAAAATGAAATCCTCGGGCTGACAGGTACCCATGGCGGGGTCAATATCAATGTAGTGGCTGACCTCGGGGCCCGTCACGGATTTGATGAGGTAGCGGACGACAGGGATGCTCTCGAGCTCGAAGACGGCGACCTCCGCCGGGCGGCTGGCCCGCCAGGCTTCGAAGGCGGCCCACTGCCCAATGACATCGTCCCGCACGGACGGGGGCTCGGTCGTGGCGTTGGAGTCGGTCGTCGCCTTGTAGAACTGCAGGACGACCGCGCGCAGCTCCTCGACGTTCCAACCCGCCATCTTGGCGGCCTCGGCGTTCTCGGGCTCGAGCTTGGGGAGGATGTCCTGAAGCAGCAGGGTGTCGCGGACGACGCAGCACGGAATGGAGTCGGCCAGGGGCGGGAACTTGGGGTCAGTGAAAAAGCTGTACTTGGGCATGCGCACGGGGCGCCAGTCCCATTCGTCCGGCCAGCAGGCCACGCCGAGGCCCAGCTTGATGCGGTCGCGGCTTACCTGGTCGAGCAGGAGGTAGTTCTCCGGCCAGTCGACGTTGAGCATGTGGGTGTACTCTTCGGCGATGATCTCGCCGTACTGCGCCAGGGGGTTGGGCGACCGGTACTCCTGGTACTCGGGGCGCACGGTCACCTTGATGCGGTTGCCGACCTCCATGTGCAGGTCGTAGGCGGTATCGGCGCGATGGTTGACGATGCCCTTCATCTCGCGCAGGTTCAGGTTGGCGCGCCAGCCCTGGCCAAGGCCGCGCAGCTCGGCGTCGTCGTAGGGCGCCACGCCGCGATGCAGCGCCATGACGCGCGCGTCCGCGCGGTGCACGTCGATCAGCGCCTGGCGGTAGCGCTGGTAGACCTGCCGCGCGACCTCGGGGTTGCCCAGGCGGTCGCGGACGGCGCGCGCCTTGTGGTCGACCGTCATGATGGCTTCCTGCTTGCGGGCGCCGGGGGGAGGGGAGACATCGACTACTTCGGCCTGTTTCATTTCTCGGTCTCCTTGGCGGGGATGTGCGCCGGCGTCCCGTGCAGCCAGCAATTCTCGGGATAGGTGTGGCGCGACAACTCGTTCAGTGTGGACTGCTGCACCCAGACCTTCGCCCTGAGCAGGCATTTGCATACCCGGCAGGTATCGAGCGCGGCATCAACCGACGTCTTCTTCCCGGCCCGCACGAACCACCCGAACAGGTCGAAGAATTCGTTGCCGGGGCAGCTTGTGCAGATGCCGTGGAGGTTCGACGGGCAGTTTGCGCAGATGGCCGCGCGCCGCTCGGCCTCCGCCTGCTCGACGAAGAAGTCCTTGCGGTTGAACAACCGCCCGACGATGAGACGGGTGGCGTCCTTTATCATTCGCACGGACAGATACGGGACCGCGGGCTCGTCGGGGCCGCCGACACAGAACCCCTTGGGCAGCCGCTGGCAGATGAAGTGCTCGATCCGCGCACGCATCTCCGGGTCGCCCGGCCACTCCAGCTTCTTGTCGGCGTACCACCGCTTGAGCTGCTGCATGAGCCCGATCTGCATCGGGGACTGAAACCGGAAGGTTTCGCCCTCGTGCTCGATCTCGTAGATCCAGCCGATCGGCGGAACCGTTCCGGCGTGCATGAACCTGGCTCTCTGCGGCTCGGTCATTTCATGATCTCCGAAGCGGCCCCGGCGAAATCCTCGCCCAGGGCCAGAGCGTCCTTGACACCCTTCTCAACATCCTTCATCGAAGGATCCGGCGGAAGAACCTCCCCCACGACCTCGACCCGCTTGTAAGGGTTCTTCATGCGGGGAGGCACGCCGTGATCGTGCGAGAAAACCCACTCGGCCTCCTCGCGGCTATCGAAGAGCTTCGTCGACACCCAGCCGGTGCCGCGCACCTGGAACTTCTCGACAAGGTGCCCCGCCGCCGCGGCCGTCACGGGGACGATCTTCAGATCGTCGCCGGAGAACGGGCACAGCTTGCGGGGCTCCTTGAAGCCCAACTCGACTACCTTACTGGTCTTCTTGGGGCGGGGCATCTTCGCTCTCCGGCTGTTCCGGCTTGGCCACCTGGAACATCTGCGGATTCATGATCATGGTCAGGGCGTCGTTGGTCCACATCCCGGCTTCGCGCAGCTTGAACATGGTCTGCTCGAAGTTGCGTCCCACTGCCGGCATCCGCTCGACGTACGGCGCGTAGAGCTCGCCGACGGCGTTATAGGCGGCCTCCAGGGCCTGGATGAACGCCTGGGCGCCCTGGGGCAGCTCTTGCTCGGTCGGGGGTTTCGGGGTGAAGTCTGGCTTGATCTGGTCGTCACTCATGGTTGTTCTCCTATACCGCGGCCGTTTTGTACGCCCTGGCGTCCAGGTCGTACCTCTGGGCCAGCCGCCTGAACCCAGACGGTCCCCCGGGACGACGGCCCCAGGGTCCCGCATATTTGTTCGAAATCGTATCGGCCCCCGCCTGCATATTCAAGACAAATCGTACGACGCCGATCGCGATGGACAGGGCGTCCTGCTCGTCGGGGGATTCGCCGGCCTTGAGCTCGTTGCCCTCGCGGGTCGACTTCTTCTTGGACAGCAGTCGGCGCAGCACGCCGACGCGCTCCAGCAGGCGCCCGCAGAGCTGCTCCATGGCGACGAGCGGCACGTTGCGCAACTGGCCCGCGCGGACGAAGGCGGCGACGGCGGCCCACAGCTCGGTCGACTGGTTCTTGAAGCGGTCCGACGCCTTGCGCACGTCGCCCTTGGACAACGGCATGTCCGAGGCCGCGGCGTTGGACACGAACCGGCGAACCGTCATGAAATGCTTGGACTGCAAATAGTCGGCCACGCTCTGGGTCGCGCTGTCGTCCACGCCGATCAGCTCGGGCTTGACGCTCAGCTCCTCGGCGTACTCCTTGATGGCGTCGCCCACCTGGTCCGTGACGGGGATGGCCGAGGACGCGTCGACCCTGGCGTACCGGGGCTCCAGGCACGACAGCTTGACCTGATTGTTCTTGTCGATGCCGATTTCGATGGCCTGCATGACGGCCCGGTTCCCGCCTTCGGAGAACGCGGGGTCGCAGCCCAGCACGGTCACCGATGGCGCGCCCATCCACGTGACGTCCTCCGTGGAGCCGCTGCGCAGAACCTCGGTCATCGACAGCAGGGTTTGTTTTTTGCCCTGGGCGGGAGGGAACCCCCGCACCATGGTCCAGAACTCGGGGTCGTCCTCGTTACCGCCGACGTCCTTGCGGATGTCGTCGAGCTTCTCCTTGGTCAGCAGGAACGTGAGCTTCTTCTCGGGGTGAAGGATTGCCGGGCTTCTGAGACCGTCATGGCGCCTGATCTTTCCGTAAGGGCTATGCCATTCATGTGTGGTTTCAGGGTCGATGGCGGCAAAGCCGCCCGGCAAAATGGGCTTGGAATACTGGGCCGCTAGATCCGTGAAGCTGTCGGGGTTGCAGAGCCCGACGAGCTTGAAGTCCTTGGCGCCGATGGATAGGTTGGTGCGTACCCGCATGGCGGCCGGGCGCATCTGGGACAGCTCGTCGAGGACCAGGCGGACGTAGGGCAAGTGGGCGCCGGTGAGCTTCGTGCGGGCCTCCTGCTCGGTGCCTTCGGCCACAGCGACGCCGCGGATCGACGCCTTGTCGGTGGCAACGCCCAGCTCGTCGTCCTCATCGAGGATGATGGCGTTGTCGGTCTTGCGCAGCTTGCCGGGCATTTCGAACCGCGAGAAGTGCTTGATGTAATGGAAGTACCGCAACACGGATTCGTAGGAGCGGATCTTCAACATCTGCAGGGACGTCGAGGCCAGAATCGCCACGGTCTCCTGGGGGTCGACCATCCAGTCGATCAGGGTCAGCAGGCCCATGTCATTACTTTTGCCGCTACTCGCACAGCCCCAAGTAATTACAAACTTTTCCGTGGTCCAGTCGTAGACGTGCTGCTCGCTCCACTCGTGGCGGACGAACTCCTTGCGGGGAATGAGCGAGTAGATGGCGCGCCAGAAGCACTCCCACGGCTCCTTCTCGGTGCAGGCGGCGTACTCCGGCTCCCGCCAGTGCTTCCACACCTTCAGGTCGATCAAGGCGTCCGGCATGTCCTCCGGCCACCCCATGCCGTACTTCTCCTTGAGCCCAGCCATCATTTCAGGACGCGCTCCTTCGCGCAGGAGGCCGTATCATAAACTGCTCACCAAATTCCGTCAGCGCACCAGGAACAACACAGAACAGACCTTCGATGTACCGCTTCCTCGTCGTTCCCGGCGTCGGGTTGATCTTCGGGAACCACAGTGACAGCCCAGCCCCGGCTTGGTAAGCCTTTGCCCACCCCTCCGTACACCAGAAACGATCTTCCTTGCCAGCCCGGATGTGTAGCTTTTCCAGCGTCCAGTCGAATACAAGGTGTGACACCCCGAGACGGTCATATTCCGACCCCTGTACGTGAGTTTGCCACCACCATGCCGCCGCTTCCCCCTGCTCGCGGGTGGCAATTGTGGGCCGCAGGACTAGAACGCGGTACGTCCCGGTAAGGCACTTGGCTTCCCACTCGGCGGGGTCCACCAGAGTGGCCTTCTGGCCCATGTGGGAGTCGCCAAACCACAGCTTTCCGTTGTGCCAGATCGCCCCGCTATCATGGCTCCAACTGTCGCCACGCCATAGCGAAAGCAGCCCCGCCGTGCGGAGCATGATGGCGCGGCTGATCGCGGCGGTGCCCCTGCCGCAGATGATGTCCCCGGCGCGGATTGCTTCGCGGTTGAACAGGGGGGCGGTCATTTCGTAACCACAAGATAAACGAGGTAGGCGCATATTGCAATCCACCCGCCCTGCCTGGCGAGTTCCGTCAGGACTGTCTCTTTTGGGTTGGTGAACAGCTTTACGCCGGGGCAGTCTGCACGTCGCTTCCGACATTCGTCTTCCGTCACGGTGGAACGCCGGACAAGGATGCGGACGTGGCGGAGTAGGAGCGCAAGGGCGCGGCCTTGCGTTTCGGGGTCGCCTCCGTGGCCGTTTTGTAGCTGTGCCTCGATAGACTCGAAGTCGTGGTCAAGCAGGCCCTTGATGTCGTCGTTGTCGCTCA